GTTCCTGTAGAATTTGTGTCTTGGGACACAACCCCAGATTTTTGCTCAAACCTCGATGGTTCCGAATGTCACCCCACAATGTTTGAACTCGACAGGTACGGAGAGTCTCTCCAACCAGAAATCACCCCTGAGATTGAAGAACGAATTTCAAGATCAGTGACTGACGCACTCGCATCGAGGACTTAAAGAATTCTTTCTTACATGAAGCAATGAGGGTAAAGACTATCCAGGCGTCCGCTATGAAATCAGTTTTTGAGGTTCTCAAAGATATAATTAACGACGTCAATGTGTATTTTACCGCCGAAGGTATAAAAATTCTGACGCTCGACACGGCCCGAGTGACTCTTGTCCAGATGAATCTTTTGGCTGAAAATTTCGAAGAGTATGATTGTCCCGAAGAGATTATTGCTGGGCTCAACATGGCAAACGTGCACAAACTTCTCAAGTCGGTCACGTCGTCCGACACGCTGACCATTTCGGCCGAGGGGCGAGATATCATGGAATTTACAATTGAGAATCAGGACAAGAATTCAATTACCCATTTTAAATTGAAACTTTTGGACATTAATGAGGACATGATTGAATTTCCAGACATTGAGATGAATGTCATTACGACCATGCAAAGCATCGACTTTCAGAGGTTTGTCCGGGACATGTCGAATCTCGGAAACGAAATGATGATTTGGCGCCAGGGACACGAACTCGAACTGAGCTGTTCGGGTGATTTTGCAGAACAAAAGACGATAATCAAGTATCCAGACGTGCCTCCGTGTGATCGTACCGGGGGAGCATTTAGCCTCAAGTACATTAGTCTGTACACAAAGGCGACAAACATGTGTTCGAGCATTCAATTTATGCAAAACTCGAAAAATCCAGACATGCCTATAATTTTCAGGTACACAATTGCAAATTTAGGAGATTTGAAATTCTTTTTGGCGCCAAATATTTCCCCATAAAGTTTTTATGCGTTGACAAATTATGGAGGCAAGGTACGAAAATAAGTTGCAAGAATGTAAGACGGATGAAGAAATTGCAGACTATCTTCTTTCGTGTTTTTCGTTGATAAAGGAATATACCGAAGATGCTGAAGAGACTGAGACGTCTCACACGGCGCTCGGGGTCCAATTCAAGGTTCGCAAAAAGACGCAACGTAAAGACATTTTCAAAAAGTACATGAATGAAATTGAAGGAGAGTACGATCCAAATGATTACATTCAGGGACAAGATTATGATTTACCGTGTAAAGGGTGTGGGAAGATTTTTACCAAAATGTTGGATCAGGTTTCGTCGGATGAGGTTTGCATGGAATGTGGACGGGCCGAACGGTTCCAGGGGGATGCCCTCGGGTTCAAAGAAGAGCAAGAGACTGAAAAGCACATTGTCTATTCGTACAAACGCGAAAATCATTTCAACGAATGGATTAGTCAATTTCAGGCAAAGGAATCCACGAGCGTCCCGGATGAACTCATCAATCAGCTTCGTTCGGAATTCAAGAAACAGAAGATTAAGAATGTAGGCGAGATTACCCACGAAAAGGTTCGCGGACTTTTAAAGAAGCTCGACAAGAACAAGTACTATGAGCACGCGCCGTACATCGCAACCATCATCAGCGGGATTCAGCCTCCGACAATGCCTCAATCGCTCGAAGACAAATTGCGTCTCATGTTTCACAAAATTCAAGAACCGTTCGAGAAGCACAAACCGGCGAACCGAAAAAACTTTCTGAGTTACTCATACGTTCTGTACAAACTCTGCGAACTCTTGGGGGAGGACAGGTATCTCGAATGTTTTCCGCTCCTGAAATCAAAGGAAAAGTTGTACATTCAGGATCAGATTTGGAAGGGAATCTGTAAAGAATTATCCTGGGAATATTATAAAACAATGTGATTTAGAACTAAGGTTTTGACATATCACCACTCTTCAACTTCCGGATTTTCAGAATGACGATCCGGAAAATTGATGAGCACGCCGCGGTCGATCCCCAAAAGTTTCATGTAATTTTTAACCTGAATTCTGTGAGTTTCATTCAGCTTACTCACAGACTTGAGCTCGACCACTGTTGCCCGATCTATTATGAGGTCGGCCCGGACGTGTCCGACGTTTTGACCGTCGTAATAGACTGGGATGATGCGCTCAGTCTCGTAGGACAGACCGTGTTTCCTAAGGGCGACTTCGAATGCGCAATGGTATACGGATTCGGAATAGCCAGGACCGAGCGAGGTCCAGATGTCAACTGCAAGGTCTTTGATCATTTTTTTATTTGACAATTACATTTTTAACTGGATCTCGATTTTTTAGTTCTAGTATTATTTAAATTATTATTAGCTTTTCGTTTTCTAGATTTCAAATTTAATCTTTGAATGAGTCTTTCAAGATTAGGAGCGCGACTCGTACCCTGGCGGGCAGAATTAGATGCTCGTTCGTGACCAGCAACAACTCGCACGGCTCTCACAAAAAACGGACCAAATGGCCTAATTTGTTGATTAATTGGCAATGTATTAGCTGTCTTTTTATACAAAAATACAATAATCATGGTTCTACTTACAGGACCCTGAACATTACGAAGGCGATTCGTAACTTCATGATATGTATCATTTGGCGTAAAATAAACAGCAGAACCTTTTTTTGGCGTAAATATCGTAGGATGATTTCTATTTTGAGGCCTGTATAAGAGAAGCTGTCCTCGTTCGTCATTTGGAGCATTCATGACTTGTCCATTCGGAGTTGTTATTTTTGGAGTGTCGACATAATAAATTATTTGCATAAATCCTTCTCCTTCTGTATGTGAACGAGACACATTGACATGGAGAGTCTGACGATTTATATAATTTCTGGATATGTCATTTACTTTTCGTATCAAGATACGAGCGTTAATAACCTGATTTTTTATCGTTTGACTGAGAGGTCTTGAGAGTATGTTGTATATTTCATCGACATTGTTTTGCTGATTTCTGCGCCACCATGCATTTGCGTGAACAGATCTTATGTTTATATTTTCTGGGTGAGAACTTGGGTTATTTCTACGGTTTGCATTTCTTATAGTGTTTGTAAGAGCACTTATTTTTTGAATAGTAGAACAGCTAAATGAATGTTCGAAAAATACCATGAATTAATACAATATTTTACTTCCGCCCAAAAAAGAATCCTTTGACCCATGCGGCATCCTGCCTGTAGATGCGCGACGCCCGTGGAGCCATCCGCTTCGTCAGAGTGCTAATCGCAATGAGTCGCCGAAAAACCGCGAGTGGATCCTCCATTCCGATGCGAATAGCCTTCATGAGCGCCTTGCGCCGGTTCGTCTTTGCCTCGACCGGGTGGTACCCAAACTTGGTGAGCATTCCGTGTTTGAGTGGACCGATCCGAGCCTTGGATTTTCCAATCGTCCCAACGTCATAGGCGGGAACGCCCCGGACGCGAACCGTCTTGGATTTTCGCACGTACGAGTAGCCTGAACGGCTCGGGGTCGCCTTGACTGAGATGCGGGTCGCAGTCAATTTCCGTAGGTGAGATTTGCGAAGGTCGGAGTGCATTTATTCTTACAAAGAAAATTCTTGAACGTAGCCAGCTGTAAACATTCGAAGTTTACTCTCACTTGACGCGCCGAAATCAAACACATCGCTCTCACAAATTATGTTGAATGTCGGAAACGGATACGTGTACCGAAGTTTCATCGTCGCGTACAAGAGATTTAACGCATACGATTTTATATCCTTGACATCAATCATCCAATTGTCGTAACTCATTTTCAAAATAAGAACATCGTCTTTTCCGACAAATGGACCACCTGGTGCAGTTTCTATGGATCCACCATCAATGTAATTCATTCCGTCATTCAATTTTATGCTCGAAAAAAGAAATGGAATTGCAATTGACGCACACACGGCGTCGAGAACGCTCATGTCTGGGCTCGTGTCTATGCTAAAGTACCGAATCTTTTCGAGCTGGACACAATATGCCGAGACGTGTAATTTTACATTGAAAAAATCAAATAATTCCTTGAATGTAATGTCATCATTTGATGCCTCGGTCACGCAAACTTCTGAAAAAGTTTTTCTGATTTTTCCGAGCGGAATGAGCCCGTATTTCGTCAAGAGTGTTTTCAGATTCGGTTTCATCAATTGATTGACGGGAATCTTGAGAGACGTGTCGAGAATCTTTTTCATGTTCCCTCGCGTCAAGCAATACATGAGACCGATGATTGAGCCGGCCGACGAACCAGAAATTTCTTCCAAATTTTTTAATTGTCCTTTATCGCTCATTCGTGTCAATGTTCCGAGATACAGGTAGAATCCCATGGCACCCGGCCCTATCGCCAGGTGTCTCATTAATAGTATTCTGGAAAGATTCCTCGCAGAAACGCAAAGAGAATTGCAAAGACGAGAGCGTGTGTCATGACGGCCGTCGGTCCGCCCGCAGATGGAATCGATACAAAAACTCCTGGAGTCATGAGTACAAAAAGGACCGTCGGAACGACAATGTCCATTTTTGTCAAAGTCACCTTGACGACATATTTGCAAATGAGAGAATACAGAATTGCAAATAGAAATGCATGAACACCAGCCTGTACTGGAAGCTTTGCGCCTTTTGGAAATCCTCCGAAAAGCCTGGGGTTCATGATTGCAAACATTATCGAAGGGACGAGAACTTTCGGACCCGTAACATCAAACATTACAATGAGAATCTATATTTTCTCGTACCCAAAAGTAAAATTGATCTTCGGCGACAATCTTGTACCGCGTGACAATTTGCCACAAGTCAAACTCTGTCCGTGTCTGGCATTCGGATATTCCCGATGGCGACATTACAAATTCTACAAACTTTGGGTACGTTGTTTTGATTTTTATGTATCGTGATTCGCAATAGTCGCGAATCGACATCCATGCGTCGAGAAGTTGTTCCGAGTGCCAATCTTGCCAATCCTCTGGGGTGAGGGGCTCTGGCTCGTCGTCGCATTCTTCAGATTCGTACGAGAGCTCGTGAATATCCCAGAGTTTCGGGGCTGGTGCATCGAGCCCAAACGACTCTTTTTTGAAAACCATTCTTCTTAGTCTCAAGACGAATCAAACCTTTAGACCAGTCACTGTGACACCAATTGTGTCCTTTGTCGGGGCCGCATCGAGGATTGCCTGGAATGCACCCTCAACCTGGGCCTCGTTTCCTCCGAAAAATGTAGTCAGCCCAGCCTTGATGACATCCTTGGTCAGAGACCCCTTCTTTTTGGATTTCTTGAAATTTACCTTAATCTTTTCGTGAACCTTGACAGTGTCAATTTCGTTCCGGGCCATGTGTTCAGTCACAAACTTGCGAAGTTCCTTTTCGCGCTTGTTAAGCACTGTGAGATCTTTGCGAGCTGAGGCGAGCTGGGCTTTAAGAGCGATCCATTCGGTCGTCACAGTCTTAAAGTCCATTTTCTATTCTTGAAGAGGTTATTCTCTATTTAATTTCGCACTTACTGGTAATCGTTCGTAATGTCAAATTG